AGCATTCTCTGGCGAATAAAAAAATGGTCATCAAAGGGGTATAATTTTGGTTATGCAAAATTCCGACAAGGTGATGATAAAAAATATATTGATGCATTGATCAGAATTGCTAAAATGACAGAAAACCATGAACTTTATCGTTGGGGCCTCGAAGTTAAAATTGAAGAACTTAGCAAGATCAACGATAGAATTTGCTGCTTTCTACCTGATGAGTCAATGTTAAAAGCATCATCATCAATTTTCAATAATGATTATGCGTCACTTATTGCTTCTATTACTTATGAAGAAAATAAACAACGCAATGAGATGCGACGCGATCCATTTTAGGAAATAATAGAAACAATGACAAACAGTATTATGACATTTCTTCGTGAGCTTGAAAAACAAATAAAGGAAATTCGCGAACAACTTACTCGAATTGAAGTTACACAAGCTGCACAGCAAACACAAAATCAGTTCTACGATTTTGGCAGAGTTTTACCGAATAATCAACTTAAACTTATTCCACAAGCTCCGCCCACAAACATTATGCCAGGTGGTTCTTATAGTAAATGCAGCAAGTGTCAAATGAAGTTCAAAGATATGACAAATTATTGCTGTGGACAGTCTAACTGTCCTCTTAGAACTTTAAGTACTTTAAGTGTTTCAAGTGTAAGCGTAGCAAAAGGTGTTGAGTCACTTGATTTGCGTTTGAAACATGAAATGTGCACACCAACCAAGGATAAATGCTGATATGAATGCAATCGCTTTAACAGATCCTGATGGCAATGTCTTTGCTTATCTGTGTGAAACGTGTAGAAAACCACACTATGTAGCTTCAGGAATTATAATTGGAGGAATACATCAGCTGCCATCAGCAAATCAATACAATTTCCTTAAAAAAGGAACAGACACATGCTGCACGTGCAGAGATTGCAATATTCCCGTCGCTCCTGGTGCATTACGTTGCCCACAGCATACAGAGAAAAATAGACTTGAATCAGAAGCAATACAAGCTGAATATGCTGCAAAAGAAAAAATTGGAAAGAGGCTATATGCTTCTACAATTAAGAAATCAAAAGACAAAAATTCAGCAGTGCTGCTAAGACATTATATGAGCGATCTTTCGGAAGACAGGTGGGCAGCCGGCTGGCTTTGTAAGCTTGAATTCATTTTATGGACTAGTCTCATAAAAAGCAAAAGTCCAAATGTCGAAAAGTTTAGACCACACGAGTTAAAGGCATTGCAAGATTATTCTACTGCCGCCGGAGGATGGTGGCATTGGAATGAGAGTGCATCAAGAGAGATTTTTTTGACGCACGATGAATGGCAAAAGATTTACAATGATTCTCTAGTACGCAGCGTATAACACATATTTATGTTGTGAAGAAATTATCGTTTCAAAGTAAGCTGCAAGGATGCATTGAAGAAATATTCATAAGTATTGTATTGTTCTTCTTTAGACGTGTATTGCCCATATTCTTAATTGGAATCTGGTCTATTATTTTTGTATTATCGATTTTCGTCGAGCCATATCAAAAGAGAAAGAAACAATAGCAAATGATGCTCATTTGATGGTCTCTCCCCACGCAACAAATCTTGGCATTTGTGGTAGAACTATTTGGAGACCAATCAATCTAAGATCTGAAAAGAACACTTCTCTAATTGCGTCTTCTCCGAATCTGTAATAGTCACCAGGAAATCTGTGTACACCGAGTACTTGACTATGTGTATAACCTGGGACTCCGATTATCAAGTGACCACATAATACACGTTTCATCTCTGATAATGTAAGCCAAAATTTTGGATCGTGTTCAAGCGTTGCATTACAAACGACAAGATCAAAATAGTCATCAGCAAATGGAATTTGCCAACCTGATGCACTCATAATTGTCACGTCACCTGTTAGCTGTTGTGATGCATCTGCATTGATTCCTATGCGAATTTCAGATGCTGTAAGTGCAGGAAGTGTAAGAAGAGTATCAGCCTTCGTTGCACCTACTTCCAAGACTCTTTTTGCTTGAACAGGCAGACCAAAAGTTATTTTTGAAAAAACTTCTCTAATTGCTTCGTGCATGTACGCACAATATACATAGTTATTGTTATGAAGATTCGTTTGTCAGAATTAAGAAGATTAATCAGAGAGTCTCTAACACAACAGAGCGTTGTTCCTGGCCGCTGGGATCCATCCAACGGAGAACCAGTCGATTCTGATGACATTGCATTGATGTCAACTGGTGGATTAGGAAAGGATGACTTAGAAGATGAAGATGCGATTGATTGAATTGAAGCGTCTAATTCGAAGGGTGTTAACAGAAGACGAAATGCCGAGCGGTGCCGAAACAACATCTACTGCAAAAGGATTCTATCCTTACGAAATCGAACGAGGCACGGATATTCATGGGTTCTGGTATAAATCACCAGGAAGAGCTCAAGGAACTGATGGAGATCCTGGCAGGCCCGCTGATGCAGCAGAATACATTGGTCTCAAAACAAAAGGTGCTACTCCCGCAGATGCATCAGCAGAACTTGCTCCACCAGATAATGATGTTCCAGGCGGAGAAGGCTAATTGTACTGTTGTCACAGCAGTGAATAGGATTATTTTATGTTGCTTTTAAAGAGAATTTCAAAATTGTCAGGCGGTACGTGGGGAATCTTGAAATCACCCAGGGTAATTGCTCTCATTAAAGTGGGAATTGCTGTCCTGGCTGTTGTTCAGGCAATTGAAGAATTGAGAGATGTTCCACGCGGTTCAAAGGCTAAGATCGGATTTAAACAAGAATTCGTTAATGACAATAATGAAGAACAAGACTAAAAAATTCTCATTGTGTATATTTACTGATTGTTAATCCATATGGCAAAGTCAATCAGTAAAAAATCAGAGTATGTTGAAGATATCCAAGACGATATCGAAAAAAATGCTGAAGAACCTGCAGGTTCTCCTCTTGGAAGAATTGCGTTTGCGCAGAATCGTCGGGGATTGCCAAATGAGGAAAACACCGATGAAGAGCAAGACATCTTTGATGGACTAAAAAGTCATATTAGAAATAATGATCCATTTTCGACTGACACAGCACAAAAAATTAAAAAGTTAATGTCAAAACATCTTTACACAGGGATGTTTAAAGAACCAGAGTCATCACCTGTTTACAGAGGCATGGCTGTTAGTCCTGAATGGCTAGCAAAAGCATTTAAAATAAAAGCATATGATAAAGCAACGTCATTAAGAAGCAACCTTGCAAAAGGTGGCAGCATTGAGAAAAATTTCACATTTACACCGATAACTGGCGCTGGTTCATCTGCTTGGTCAACTGATTTAAGAACTGCTAAGAAATTTGCAAATGACGGACCACAAGAAGTGCCTATCATTCTCTACGCATATGTAGAAGACAACAAAAATAAATTTTTAGATCTCAAAGCCAACAAAAATAATGGCATTTATTCATTGGGTCCAATGCAAGGTTTTGAAAAAGAAAAAGAAAACATAGGGCTTGGTAAAATCAAAGTTTTTAAGGTCGAGTGGCTGAAACATAGCGCATGGTGACTAGACAGATTTGCGATTCTTCTTTGCAGACTCTGTAATCAGTTTTCGTGTAGTTAAATTTGCATACTTGCAACTTAATGAATCTTCAACAACATTTGAATTGTAAGCTTTGAATGATCCGCCATGACCAATACTTAGATGACAGTTTTCATCACTCATACAAAGTGTGATCAAGTTTTTTGCGTCTAATTCAAGTTCGGGATGTAGATGGAATGGTTGAATGTGATGAACTTGCAGTTCCTTTGTGCTATCACATGCAGCACATTTTCCATTTTGTAATATGAACTTGTTCCTTACATTGTCCCATTCAGGCGATCGTTTTTTTGATTTCTTTTTTTCTCTGATTTTAGAGCTTAATCTCTGAACTTGTTTGATTAGTTGAACGATCATAGATGATAATTATATTTGTAACATCGATATCTGCAGTATATGTTTAAACGAGCGACAATTTAAAAGGAAGAAATGTCAAGAGTAAATAATTTGGATACAAAGGTAGAAACGCCACTTCCTCAACTTCGTAAGTCAATAGAAGCACTTCAACCAGGACAAAAAATTGAGATTGAAAATACAAAGGAAGAGATTCTTCGTACAAGAGAGAATTTGACGCGCCGTCGTGCGGAGCTTCCAGGCGCAGATGATCATCTCGATTATATTGAAGCACTGCTTATTGCTGAAGCAAATGATCAGCTTAGATTCAAAAAGTGACAGACTGAAAAGACTTAAGATGTCGTGTATGACATGCGCTAACTATGTGTAAAACGTGTTGTGGTACTTTCCAAGAAAGACTGCAATTTGAAAGGTGAAATCATCGATACACAGATGATAGTAACTAATAATGGACTGGTAACTCAGCTGGTAGAGTAGTGGATTTTTAATCCATCAGTCGCGAGTTCAAATCTCGCCCAGTCCACGAAGAGAAAACGAATGCCAATCTATCCCTATCTGTGTTTGTGTTGCAAAAACGAATTTGAAATTGAGCAATCAATAAAGGACGAAGTTGGCAGTGAATGTCCCAAATGTAAAATTTGGACGCGCAAGAGACAGATTCCTGCACAGACATCTTTTGCACTAATTGGTGCAGGTTGGGCAGCTGATAATTACTCATCAGTGGTCACCAAGAAGACATCAGACTGACGTCTGATTAATCCTTGAAATAAGATATGAGATTACTAACGTCGTATTTTTTTCTATTTTTCTCGGGCATCCTGGGAGGCTGTATTAGTAAGAGTATCAGTCGTGGTGAAATTATTGTATGGGCTTCACTAATGCCATCTGCAATTGCAGGTGTGATTTGGGGTCTAATCGCAAAAGAGTCGACAAATCTTAGCTTTTCTGTTGCACTTTACAATGTCATATTTTCGTCAGGTTTCATCATTGGCCTGTTAACAATGGGAGATCGTCTTTCATCATCACAAATAGTTGGATTTGTGATAGCTTTAATTGGCACTGTTGTCATGACAAGATGAACAGGTGCTATTTTTTAGCTGTTACTAGAATTCTAGATGATCTTGCAGCCGGATGTTTAGCTTGCCGAAGTGCATGTTGTGTCTCTGCATCGATCGATCCAAAGACATTCTTTACAATTCCCGTTTTTTTGTTCATTGTAACGACATAGCCGCCACTTGACATTGTGAACGGTTTTGTTAATTTTGTCATATGATCAAATTTTGAACCATCCGCAGATTGAGGATCAAACCACATAGGCGTGACAAAGTTTGACACTGAGACTTTTGCGCCCGACTTTGTTGTGATATCATAGAAATCATCTTCAACTGGGTCTGCTGCTTCACGAGCAATCATAGTACCCGTGAATGTATCTGCCCAAAGATTAACATTCGGATTACAATAAGCTTCGATTACTTCGTGCGACAAAACTGCAGAAACAGACAAAGAGCCTAAAAGAATTGTTCCGCCGTTGTTAAGGATTGGATTTACAAATACCCTTCCCCATACTTTGCCGCTGGGCGATTCAGTATGATAACCCAGCGCGCCGGCGGAGTCGGAATCGTCAAATATTACAATAGGATATCCTATCGTTTCTGGTTGATTGAGTACGATATTCCAGGGTGCGGTTAACCATGCTGGCGCTACATGCTGATTAAGTTGTGTTATTACAGCTTCTACCATCAACAAAAGATCTGAATCATTAACTTTTGTTGAATTGTTAATGATGTTAATTGCGGGTGCCGCGATTTGTGCAACAACATCAGTGGGTGTTGTAATTTGTGTAGTATTGACAGGCGCAAAAGTAAAAGATGATGATGTGGCTGTCAACAATGATCTAGATCTTTGTTTAATGAGATTAACAATAAACTCAGTTGCCGTCGCAAATTTTGGTGTAATTGTCGTAGAAAATTTTGGAATAACAGGTTGTGTCATTGTGATCTATCTCGTTGTTTCTCGTTTAGTGAATATCATTTCAAACATTTTTAACTTCGTCAGATTCGGGTTGACCTTCGGCGCTGCTTCCGCCTGGTGCCAAATTTTGTACTGAGTCCCATATTGTTGCAGCAATTAGTCCTTGAATTCTGTCAACATCTAGTTCCGGAACTTCAGGTTCTGTTACAACAGCAGCATTTTGTATCTGACGAGCAAAAAGCTGACCTTCACTCTTTCGCCTGTTATAAAGCCCTGGTGAAACTGTTAACACACCCTTTATTCTTGCCTTGCTCCAGTCGAGAAGTCTGACCGGCACCTGATCATAGTTTCCTTGATTCAGCATTTTGCATGCTCCGGAACTTGCGTACACACCCGTACCACAATTGAAGCCAAAAGAACAAAGTGCATCAAATTGATTTTGATTTAGTTCAACCTTGATACTATTTTTGATTGCTTTTTCACATTTTTGAACATCTACTGCGAGAATTTGCAAAGCTTTTTCTAGCGAAATTTCAATTCCATCCGGAAAAGATTCACCTGCAGTAATAAGGTGCCCAACACCAATCGTTCTGTAACCTGCGATGTCACGATACGGCTTTAAGACACAACCTTCCCAATCAGAAATGAACTTTAGTCCTGCATGTGAAATTTTTAGAGATTCGTTCATGGATAATAACTATTCATCTGTTATCTTAGATGTAATAAACTTTTGTAATATGCTTGCATTCCAACATATGATATTAACTGTTGTCGAGAAACATTTGAACAAATGTTGATTGTATTGTTTTTAGCAGTGCAAATTATGATCAGTGCAAATTATGATAAGACCAACCTAATCTTGCATGTCTTTTGATAGAAAAATGTTAGTAATGGCTGCAGAGACTGCAGTACAAGGAAGTGATCTTTCACTTGACATAAGAAGTTATAGACTAGGTGCAGTAGGGTTGCGCGCAGATGACGTTATTGTCACGTCTAGAAACTTGCCGGCTCAAGACTGCATTCCTGAGCATCATGCTGAAACTCGACTTGTTCGTAAACTGACGCGCGGTTCTATCGTTTGGGTTGCTAGAATAGGTCGAACTGGTGCATGGCGAATGGCGCGCCCCTGCAAGGGTTGTGAAAATTGTCTTAGAGCATCGGGAATAAAGCGAATTGTGTATACAGTTTCACCGGGTGAATGGGAATCGATCAATCTATGATAGACATTAAAAAGAAAACAAACGTTGTCTTTTTGGGACCGCGCCTAGAACAATGGAAGGAATCATACGCTACACCATCAAAGAAGACTATTTTTAGTCTTTCAGATCAAGGAAATCTACGAATAACATCTAGCCTTTCTAAGCTTAGCGAACAATTGAATGTGTTTGATGCAATAAAATTGCTATCAAAAATATCTGCTGATATGGAAAAAATAATCATCACTGATTAAAGAAAAAAGGAAACAAAATGGAAAACAATACAAATAGTAACATCGAAAACAAGCCGGCAATCTTTACACTTAAGCGCATCGTTATCGGCGTTATTGTAACAGCAATTGGTTTTGGCCTGTATGTCTTCAACAAGCGCAACAACGACATCGAAGTTTGAGAAACATCATAATGACCAAGAAAATCAACAAGTCCAAGCAAATCAATAACATCGAACAGGAACCTGTTCGTGTTCATTCTGAAAATATGAATATGCCTGATGTAGCGAACATGGATGATTTGTCATACGCAACTGACAGCGATATTGATGATCGCTATCGTTATATACTCAATGGCAAAGAGGCTATGGGACAAAATGATTCAGTTCGAATCAAGTGGGAAGAAGAGCTTTCATATCTTCAGCGTGAATCAAAGATTAGAGCATCAAGGCGCTTTGCGCACGAAGCATACCTTCGTGATCATCCTGAAGAATCTAATTACTCAGACGATCAGACTAATTGATTATGCAAATTGAGAAGAAGACTAAGAAATCAATAGCAGCAACAGGTCAGCCTAATGTCATTTCTGCTTATCTAAGCGATCTTAGAGAGTTTCCACAGATAAAGCATGCTGAACTTGTAACACTGTTTCAAACATATGAAACAGGAGGAGTTGCTTCTGAAAAGGCACGCAAGAAGTTAATTGAAGCAAACTTGCGTCTTGTAATTTCAATCGCAAAGAAATACAAGGGACATAACATTCCGCTTGAAGATCTAATTCAAGAAGGAAACTTGGGATTGTTAAAGTCAATCGAACGATTCGATTACAAGAAGGGCTTCAGGTTTTCAACATACGCATCATGGTGGATCAAGCAGGCAATTAGCCAACATGTTCTAAAACGAAAGCGAATGATTAGGCTGCCTGCCCATGCCGCCGGAGTACAGCGAAAGCTAATTCAGGCATCAATGGAATTCAAGGAGATGACAGGAAGTAATCCTACACCAGAAGAACTTCTGTCTATGGTGGATGCATCAGAGACAGTTGTTAAAGCAACAATGGCAGCTGGTCATCATGTAGTCTCGCTTGATCAGGGCATGCATGGCAACAAATTTGGAAGTTCTGGTGATGGCAAGCAGATATCACTGAGCGACATGATTGAAGATCGAGATCCTCATCATGATCCATTTTACAACGTATCATCTCTCGAATTGATGAATATTGTTAGATCAGTCTTATCAAAGCTATCTGACAAGGAAGCAGCAATTCTAAAACTTCGCTTTGGTCTGTATGATGAAGTAGAAAGAGATGATTACATTGCATCTTCAGACGATATTGAACAGCTCAGCCGCGGCGAGCCACTGCTATGATTGAACTAATTACATGTGTGTGTATAGGTGTTTTGATTGTCATGAATGCCGGCGGTATAGTAATGGTATCGATCATTCTCAGCAATATGAAGATCATGATCAATCAGATGTCACATTTTATTGATCATGAAAAATACTCTACGTCAAATGATGGTGATTTGGCTCATAGACTTGCAGAATTACAAAAAATGAGATTCTCACCTATTAGATCTCAGCAACCAAGGATCAAAAAGTGAAAAAGAATCATAAAGCTAAATACGCAACTGTCGAATGTGCAGAGGGTGTAAATTATCGTGAAATTGCTGACATGATGACAGAGATTGGTTTCAAGATGAATCATTCGTCAGCAAGAAACTATGTATTGCGTGTGATGAGAAAGTTTGCAGATGCAATAATTAGTGAATGGGACCTTGATGTTCCATCGGAAAAAATGGATGGAATTATTAAGTCTGTTCATTTTCAACAAGCAGTATCAGATATCCTGCAGCAGATAAAGAGAAAATAAACGCCATGAGAATGCAAAAGAAAAGTTTTTCACGTGTTGCACTTGTCGATCTTTTACGAAGAAAGCGTACGAATCTTCAAAAGTTTTTACATGACTCAGGAATCGTAACATATGAATTGTTGATTGTTCGCTGTAATTCAATGGGAGTTTTGCCACCGACACTTCTTGAATTCCAATCAGCGCGCGGCGCTGGTGTTCTTCATGAGATATCTTCTCCAACAGAAGGTATCATTGTTCTAGAGCCGCCGCCTCTTCCTGAAATTGAAGAGATGATGTCTATTGTTTCAGAAGATGAAATAACAAAAAAGACAAAACAATTACAAAAGAAAAAGAAAATGCTCGAGCCGTCAAGTTCAGAGTAGATCTTGCGCCTTTACTAAAATGTAAAATATGCTACGTTAATATAACCTCTACTCAAAAAATTCGTCTCGGGGCTGCGGTCTCGCGGCATACAAAGGGAACGAACAATGAACGAGATAGCAATTGCATTAGCACTAATTTTTCAACAAATTCATGCTTTGAAATTTGTTGAAAATGAAAGAATTAAGGATATTTCAGTAGATATAATTGCTGTTGTCGATAAAGACATAGCAACAAATCAGCTTAAGAGTAATATGAGCCGCTTAGATGCAATTTCTGCAGTTTCAGGGGCAATTATTGGCGAATCTTCATTTAGTGAAAAAGTAGAACATTGCAAGCATGCCGGCGATGGTGGCAAATCAATTGGTCTTGGACAAGTGATGCGAGGAAAGAATTGGGAAGGCTGGAAACGCATGGAAATTTGTACTTCTAGACAATTACAAATTCGACTTGCATTGCACGTTTTGGATCGTTGCTGGCTCCGTACTCCAAACGCGCGGGCAACGTTCAAGTGTTATACATCTGGTGACGCAGGAAAAGATTCGACTGTTGCACGCGTAGAAAATAGATATTGCACAAAAATTAAAGCTGCGTTGATGACATCACTTATTACACCAGTTATTGACTTGCCAATAGCAAGACAAGAATTTGCAGATTCTCGTAGCAACTAAATAGTCATCTTGTGCAATGATGTTCTAAATCATGTTAGTATAGTTTCATGGTACGGAAACGGCTTTCTCTGTTTGTTTTTGTGATTATCACGTTGATATCACCCACGAGCGGCGCGCAGATGACGCGTTGTGCATCAATTCATGATCATGATAGCAGAATGACTTGCTACGCAGTCGTCTCAAAGAGCACTTCATGGTGTTCTTTTATTCATGATCACGACAAGCGTTCGATGTGTTTTGTTCTTGCAGGTAAGTGAGGTTGTCAACAATGACGATTGAAACTCAAGGCTCCACGACTGTGGATGATCAAGCTCTTGACTCTGTCAATGAGTCGTCGAGCAACGAAAAATCGATAATCACGCGTCTGATTATTGGGAAAATCTTGTCTTCTGGTATCTTGCCATATCTTGAGAAGAAAGAAAATAAAAGTCTAACAGATCAATTTTTGGCGGCTGAGCCCGACTTGAATTTCACAATGACACTGTCAGATCTTCCAGAAATATGTTCGACATATTACTACAAGACAATTGCATCTGTTAAATTTCTGTGGGACGAATCTCAAACTGAGATTGTTGACGGAACAGGTAACGCATGGGTTACATATAAATTCGTATGTATCCCATCAATTTTTAGCATGTCGACACATGGTACAGCAGTTACTGCACTTGACATTTTCATGCAGCGCGCTCGCTGTATCGATGCTATGTGTGAATTGCTAGATGAGCTTACTGAGATGGTGTCTCAGCCGATTCGAATCATAAAGCTTAATAATGATGAGAGGCTAGCTCGCGACAAGCAACATGCTTATGAGACAACGGTAAGTAGTCTAATAAGAAAAATGTCGAAGAACGGCGAGTGTCACAAAGCTCGACTAAACCTCAGAGCTGGTGGATCTGATCGGATAATTGATCTTTCGAAATTTGGTTTTATTGCGGCGCCGGCGCCTGGTTGTTATTACTTCACATTAAACGACGGCTCCGCCCGGCGGCAAGACTTGAAGCATTTTAGTGTGACAGTTCGAAGCAATGGTTATGATTATAATCCTAATCCTTTGAAAGCATCAATCAGGCGTGTCAGGAATCTTCCCGCGAGCTCGCCTGCATCACGATGAATTTTAAGTGCAAAACAATCATTGAACAAGATATAGTGAGCATATGAAGAAAAGCGTCATAGACATCCTCGAGATCCTCGAGTCAGATAATTCGCGAAATTTCAAGGAAGACGTACTTCGCAAGAACATCGATAACGATCTGTTGCGTCGTGTTTTTGTTGCAACGTCTGATCCATACACGAATTTCTATATTTCGAAATTCAAGATGCCTTCTTCTATGTCGACTTCGACTTCGACTAGGTCTGAAGACGATAGCATCAAGACATTTCTTGATGAGCTAGAATCAAAATTGTCGACTCGAAAAGTTACAGGAAATGCTGCAAAAGCACTTGTTGCTAATATGTTTAGTCAATTTACAGACAGGGAACAAAAGTGGTGCCGTCGCGTCCTACTTCGAAATTTGCGAGTAGGTGTGATGGAATCGACAATTAACAAGGTTTGGGAAGGTGCAATCGTCAAGTTCTCTGTTCAACTTGCAGAAACGTTGCCGTCAACTTGCACAAAGACGAACGGTATTGCTATAACAGAGAAAGTACAATACCCAGTTCGAGTGGAACCAAAGCTTGATGGACTTCGTTGTATTGCAGTGAAACATAATGGCGAAGTTTCGATGTTTACTCGTAGTGGATCACCAATTGAAACGCTGCCAACAATTAAGTCAATACTAGAATCAGCAAGTTGGGATGATTTTGTGCTTGACGGGGAATGCATAGGGTCGACGTGGAATGAATCGGCATCAATCATGATGTCTCACAAGACTGCAAAGGATGATTCGAACATGGTCTATAATGTGTTCGATGCAATGGCATTCGATGATTGGCACGATCAAAACAACGAGACTGCAACTTCTGAACGAATCACTTTGGTTACAGAACTGTTGAATCAAATAAATGATGCACATGTCATTCAAGTGTCAGGAAAGACAGTCGCGTCTGAAAAGGAATTGATGAAGTTCTATTCAGAAACAATGAACAGCGGATATGAGGGCATCATGTTGAAGAAACTTGATTCTCCGTATGTTTTTAAGCGAACAGATGCAGTGCTTAAGCTCAAGCCAATCGCAACTTTTGAAGGAATAGTTGTATCACATTACGAAGGCAAGCGCGGATCAAAACGCGAAGGAATGTGGGGCGGCTTCGAAGTAGTGATGCCAAATGGTGTTGTGACTAAAGTTGGCGGTGGTTATTCAGACAAGCTCAAGGCAGAAATTGGCCTCGATCCTGATCGTTGGATCGGTCGCATTCTAGAAGTAGAAGGTCAGCCTGATCCAATGACGACTGACGGTTTCACAGTTGACGGATGCGTTCGCTTTCCAGTTTATGTTCGTGAACGTGATCCTCGTGATGTCGATCAAAAGGTAATTGCTGCAGGCAAGAAATATCTTTCAGAGCATAAGCAGTGAGCCAACTTTCTGTATCTATTACTGCAGCTACCATCTTTATGATAGCATGTGGAAATTCTGACAGAGTAGGGAACACAGTAACTGTAAAAGCTGATGCAAACAATACAATTACGATCCCAGAAACAAGTATTAACACGACAATTGAAGACGTAAAAAAAACTCGCAATGAGATACTTTCTGCACTAATTGCAGTCATGAAGTCTGAAAATGACGAACACATACCGTTCGATGAACCGCTGCACGAATATGGCTTTCAGTTAGACGGCAAGCTTCGTCCTCTGTGGATTAACGCGTATCGTCATCGTGAACGCAAGTTTGGTTTTAATGGTGATTGGTATAGAACATGGACTTCAAAGGGTGCCCCAAACGTACCACAAGTGTGTGCAGATTTTATTGTAGATTCGATTGATAGAACTGCAGGTACGTGGTATTCGCTAGATAGAAATCATCCGCAGCGCGT